TGGGGGGGCTTTTTCCAAAAATTTTTGTTTTTGGGGGGGGGGGGGGGGGTATAATGTGAATACCATCGGGAGGGCGTGCTATGCGGGAAAGGTGGCGGCCCGTCGTTGGCTACGAGGGACTTTACGAGGTCAGCAATCTTGGGCGAGTGAGGCGGGTAAAGATAATCACACCGACGAGGAAGAAGCATGGATATATGCAGATTTCCTTGGTGGACAGAAAAGGGGTGCGAAAGTCTTTCCGGCTGCACAGGATTGTGGCGGCAGCGTTCGTCCCGAACCCGGAGGGCAAGCCACAGGTAAACCACAGAGACGAAAACCCGGAGAACAACCGCGCAAGCAACCTTGAGTGGGCGACCGCAGAGGAGAACACGAACTACGGCAGCAGGACAGCGAGGGCGGCGGCCAAGAACGGCAGCAAGACCCCGGTGGTTCAAATCGACCCGGCGACACTCAAGGTCTTGGCGGAGTATCCCGGCCAGACCGCAGCGGCGAAAGCGACGGGGATAAGGGTATCCTGTATCAACGCCTGCCTCCGGGGAAAGCAGAAACGCGCCGGGGGCTTCCTTTGGGCGTACAAATACAAAAAAGTCGTATTATAAACTCGGGGAGGCCAATATGAAAAAAACGGGGAAAATCGTGTTTGCGGTCGTTACGGTGGTTTATTTCGTCTTTGTTTTCGTCTGCGCGGCGCAGCCAAGGAAGTATGGGCTGGCTCCGTTCATCGCGATCGGAACGGCGCTCTACCTTGCCTATATTGTTTATTTCCTTTACAGATACTTTGCAGCGCGGAAGAAAGCGCGGCAGACGCGGCTCGACCTGCGCGGGGCGACCATGAGCGGGACGCTCAAGCACGTCAGCGGGCTTCCGCTGGCAAAGGGCCTGACGGTGGAGATGTTCTACGGCCCGGACAAAATCGTGTTCAAGAAAGACGGGCAGGAAATCAGCGTTGCGAGAGACAAGGTGACGGGGATTGACTTCGTGACGGGCGACGGCAGCGGGCGCAAGGCACTCGCCGGGGCCGCTTCCGGGAAGTATGTGGCCGGAGGAGCGGGCGCAGCGGTGGGCGCGCTGGCGGCCATTGACACGTACCTCATAATCTCCTACACCAGCGAGGGGAAGAACAAGAGCGTGAAGCTCGACGCCGCAGGGAGCGGCCTGTTCCCGTCCAAGGTGGCAAAGGATTTCCAAAAGACTTACAGACCAAAACGGGAGAAAATAGACCTTTAAGGGGATTTTCGGAGAGAAAACACCCCGGAAAACTTAATTACGACAGCTTAAAGGGCTTCGCAGGATTTGCGAGGCCCTTTTTACATTCATAAAGCAGAGAGGAGGCGAGGAAATGGCTGACTTACTGGCGAGATTCAAGCTCGTGGACGAAATGAGCGACAAGCTCGGCACGATGGCCGAAAAAGGCCAGAGCATGACGGAGCAATGGGAGCGCGCCGGGGACGCAGCCAGTGCCGCCCTTGAGGGGATTGCGGGAGGTGTTTCGACAGCGGTATCTTCCGTGGACGGCATTGCCACCTCCATTGACAACCTGCAAGCCGCGATGGGGCAGGCTGACTACTGGACGGACGCGGTAGGGAACTACAGCAGGGAGCTGCTTGAGGCCACGTACTCCACCGAGGAACTGGTGGAGATGGGGCTGAAATCGGCCGATGCCCTTGAGGAACAGAACCGAATGCTGGAACTTTGCGAGCAGTCGGCAAGCGAGCTGGGCCGGAGCATGGACGCGACGGCTCAAATCCAGCAGGACTTGAGCGCGGCGATGGACGAGGCGGCGCAGACCGCCGACAGGCTCGCGGATAATGAGGACGTTTCGGCAGAGACCAAGCAGGCCCTCGCCAAGGCAAGCACAGAGGCAGCGGAGGCCATGCGGGAGCTGGAAAAGGCCCAGCAGGAGGCGGACGAGGCTTTGGAGGCCTACAACCAGACGATGGCCTCCGGGACGAGCGACCTCAACCAGCTTGAGGCGGCAGCAGAGCGAGCCGGGCACGCGGCGGAGAACCTTGCAGAGGCCAACGGCAGGGCGAGCGAGGCGACGGAGGAACTTTCCAACGCCTCGGAACAGGCCGCAGAGGAAGCCGAGGGAGCCGGGAACAAGGGCACCGACGCGATAGGCGCGGTCGCGGGCGCACTCGCGGCGGCGGGCATTACCGCAAAGGTTATGGAGATCGCCGGGGCGGTCTATGAGCTGGCGGGCAGCTTCTCCGAAGCGGAAAAGACGATAGTAGGCGCGACGGGCGCAACGGGTAGGGAGCTGGACGAGCTGATGTCCAACTCCCTTGATGTTTACGCATCTTCCAGCGCGGAGAACCTGAACGAGGTAGCCGCAGGCATGATGAACGTAAAGACGGCGACCGGGCTGACCGGGGACGCGCTCGAGGAGGCCACGGACGCGGCCCTCGTGCTGAACAACGTCCTCGGGTACGAGGTATCGGAAAGCTCGCGGACGGCGGGCGCGCTGATGAAAAACTTCGGCGTGTCGGCGCAGGAGGCCTACAACCTGATTGCCATTGGCGCGCAGAACGGCGCGGACAAGAACGGCGACCTGCTGGACGTGCTGAATGAGTATTCGGCGCAGTATTCCGCCCTTGGCCTGTCGGCGGAGGAGTTCGTCTCGAGCCTCGTGGACGGCGCAGAGGCGGGCGTGTTCAGCGTGGACAAGGTTGGCGACGCGGTCAAGGAGTTCAATATCCGGGCCAAGGACGGCAGCGACACCACGGCAGAGGCATTTGAGCTGCTGGGGATGAACGCCGATGTGATGTCGGAGAAGTTCGCCGCAGGCGGCGACACAGCCCGCACAGCGTTTTTCGAGGTCGTGAACGCGCTGGAAAGCATGGACGACCCGATGGCAAAGAACGCGGCGGCGGTGGGGCTGTTCGGCACCCAGTACGAGGACTTGGAGGCGACCGTCCTCCCGGTGCTTTCGGGCATCGAGGGCGGAACGCTGGATATGTACGACGCGGTTGGAACCCTCGCGGAGGGCGCGCAGTCGATGGGGGACGAATGGCAGGCCGCAGGCAACTCCATCAAGGCGGCGTTCGGGGCCGCGATCACCCCGGCGGTGTCGGCTGGCTCGTCGGCCCTCGCGGGCTTCGTGCAGGGCGTGGGCGAGTTCCTACAGGAACACCCCGCCGTCACAAAGGCCATTACCGCCATTGGCGTGGGCCTCGGCGTGGTGGTGGCCGGATTCGCGCTGTACGCCGCAGGAACGGCGGTAGCGACGGCGGCGACCGCGCTATTCGGGACGACGCTATCGGCGGCCATTTGGCCTATCACCGCGATTGCGGCAGCCATCGCAGCGGTCACGGCGGCGGCCCTGTTCCTCGTTGACGCTTTCCAAGAGGACTTGGGCGAGGTGGAGGGCCTGACGGCGACCACCCGCGAGCAGTATTACGAGCTGCAAGACCTCAACGCGGAATACGAGGAGGCCTGCGAGAAGTACGGGGAGACCTCGGAGGAGGCCCTGCGGCTCAAGTATCAGGTGGACGACCTGACGGCCTCCTACGAGGCGAACAAGCAGACGGTGGAGGAGTTCACCGCAGAGGTGGACGCACTGGTGCAGAGCCATGACGAGCTGATTTCCAGCTACGAGGAGGGTATGGCGACCATCGACCAGAACGAGGTCGGCACACTTTCCCTCATTCAGAAGCTCGAGGACTTGGCCTCTACCACCAACAGGACGGCAGCTCAAGAGGAGCAGATGAAAGCTGTCATAGACCAGCTTAACACAGACCTGCCCGAGCTGGCACTCTCCTACGACGACGTGGCGAGCAGCACCGAAAAGAGCATCGAGGCCATGAAGCAGGCAGCGGAGGCTCAAGCGGAGCAGGAGCGGCAGGCAGAGCAGAAGCAGGCGTATGTTGACCTCCTAAAGGAGCAGGCAAACCTCGAGGAGGAGATTGCCAAGGCCGAGGAGAACGTGCGGCTCGAACAAGAGCGCATGGACAACATGAGCGGCTGGGATCACTTTTGGACGGGCGGCGAATGGGACGACCTTGAGGCTTACCAAGCCGCGCTGGACGAGCTGAACGCAGCCTACGCCGAGAACCAAGCGGCCCTACAGGGGATTGAGGACGACTGGGCCGGGGTCGCAGAGGCGGCGGAGGAAGCGGCGGAAAGCCCGTCCTCCTACGAGGAAGCGGTCTCTATCGCCTACGAGAACGTCCGGGCCAAGGTAGAGGAGCTGTGCGCGGCCTACGACGAGGCGTACCAAGCGGCCCTTGAGAGCTTCGAGGGCCAGTTCGGGCTATTCGACGAGGCAGAGGCCGACATGGACGCGACCGTGGCGAACGCGCAGGCCGCCCTCGACAGCCAGCTCGCCTATTGGGAGAGCTACAGTGCCAACGTCGAGACGCTGAAAAACACCTCGGCGGAGGACTTGGGCGTTACCCAAGAGAACTACGAGGCTTTGATGGCCTACGCACAGTCCGGCAGCGAGGAGGCCGCAGGGCTTGCCGCGAGCATGGCGGAGGCCATCAACAGCGGCAACACCGAGGCGGTGGCGGCCCTTGCCGAGACTGTCGGGCAGGTGCAGGCCGCAAAGGAGACCGCAGCGGCAGCCGTGGCGGACTGGCAGACGGATTTCACGGCGCAGATGAACGCCATTGAGCAGGAGATGCAGGACACCATCAATGGCATGGACTTGAGCGAGGAGGCCAGCGCAGCAGCCAGCTCGACCATCAACTCCTACGCGAACCAAATCCGGGCTGGAAAGAACGGCGCGGTGTCGGCGGCGCGGGAGGTTGCCAGCGCGGTCACGTCTGCCCTGTCCTCGGCCAACGCCACCATCCATGTGAACGTGACTTCCAGCGGCAGCGTCGCGGGCCACGCAAAGGGCACCACGAACGCGGAGAGCGTTTTCCTCGCGGGCGAGCAGGGGCCGGAGCTTGTCGCCCGGCCAGCGGCGGCCTACGCCAGCGGCACGACCGACAGCACGGACTACTTTATCGCCGGAGAGAACGGGCCGGAGCTTATCGTCGGAGAGCAGGGCAGCACCGTGTTCCCGACACAGGAGACCGACAGGCTGATTGCCGCGCTGAACGAGAAGCGGCAGCCGCTACAGGTATTCACCAGTGGCGGAGGCAGCGAGACCTCGAGCGGCAGGGAGACAGCACAGGAGCAGGTGAAGCGCATACTGCTGGAAATCGCAGGCAGCGGCGCGATTGAGGTGAGCGGCAACGGAGCCGACCGGGAGACGGTGCTGCAAATCATGTGGGAAAACCTCAAGCCTATCCTAATGAGCATTATCCAGAGCGAAATCTACGAGGAGGGGGATATGTCGTATGAGTATTAAGTACCAAATGTGGCTGACGTACAACGCAGAGAAAGAGAAAATACAGCTCCCCGTCCTCCCGGAGACGTTCAAGACCAACAACGGGAGCAGCAACGACAGCATGGACATTACAGGGCTGGGCGAAATCATCATCATGCAGAGCCGCCCGGCCCTGCAATTTAGCTTTTCGAGCTTTTTCCCGGCGGCGCGCTTCCCCGGATTGCAGGTCAGCAGCATCACAAAGCCGCTGGAACTGGTGCAGAAAATCAACACGTGGAAAGCGAGCAAGAAGCCCGTACACTTCATTGCGACGGCCTGTGGGGTAGACCTCTACTGTGCGATTGAGAAATTCAACTACAGCGAGGAGGGCGGAGACCCCGGCACGTTCCAGTACGACATAACGCTGAAAGAGTACCGGGAGATTACCGTCCGGCAGGTCAAGGTGGACATTCCCAGCAAGGAGGCCACCGTGGAGAAAGAGGAGGCGCGGGTGGACAACAGCGTGCAGCCGAAAACCTACACCGTCAAAAGCGGCGACTGCCTGTGGAACATTGCAAAGCAGTTCTACGGCAGCGGCTCGGACTACACGAAAATCTACAACGCGAACAAGGGGACAATCGGGGGCAACCCGAACCTGATTTACCCCGGACAGGTTTTAACACTACCTTGAGGAGGCGAGACAATGGCAGACGGAATGAGCCTGATTATTCTAAAGGGCGAACAGGGCTACGACGTTACCCAGCTCGTCGAGCAAGTGAAGTGGAAAGGGCGGAAAGGCTCGTCCTCCCGGACGCTGGCGGTCACGCTGATTGACGACGACGGGTACAAGCACGCCCGGAGCGGGATTGACGTGGAGCAGGGGCACCAGTGCATTTTCAGCTATGACGGGGTGGAGCTGTTCCGAGGCATTATCATGTCGCAGACGCAGAGCAACCAAAAGAAGCTGCAATTCACGGCCTACGACAACGGGATTTACCTCGCCAACAACAAGGACACGTTCTGCTACGAGAACAAGACGGCCAGCGACGTGTTCCGGGACTGCTGCACCCGCTTCGGCCTCCCGATGGGAGAGGTGGCGAGCTGTAGCTATAAAATCCCGGAGCTGACAAAGAGCAAGACAACCGCGTTCGACGCGATTGCAGACGCTTTGAGCCTCGACTTCGACGCGACGGGCATACGGCACTACGTCGCCAGCAGCAAGGGTAAGTTGAGCCTCCTCACCCGGCGGGAGAACATTCTGCAATGGGTGATTGAGGTGGGGCAGAACATCACCTCCTACTCCTACAGCCGCAGCATTGAGGACATCAAGACGCGGGTGAAGATGGTGAGCAAGGAGGGCACGACGGTTGCCGAAAAGAGCAATGCCGAGCTGGAAAAGAAAATCGGCATTTTCCAAGAAATCGACCAGCCGGACGAAAGCCTCACAACGGCGCAGGTGAACGACCTGATAGAGAGCATCATGGAGGAAAAGGGCACGCCGGAGCGGACGCTCACAGTGGAGGCGATGGGGATTGCCGAGGTCATTTCCGGCATCGGCGTTTATATCATCATCCCGGAGCTTGAGATTTCCCGGACGTTCTACGTGGACGAGGACACCCACACATTCGAGGACAACAAACACACGATGTCGCTCAAGCTGAACTACGCGAACGACCTCGCCAAGGAGGAAAAGGGCGCGGAGGACAGCAGCAAGGACTACAAGGTGGGCGACGTGGTGCAATTCAACGGCGGCTACCACTACGTGAGCAGCACGGCCAGCAACCCCACGGGCAGCAAGTGCGCGGCAGGCCCGGCGAAAATCACGCTGATTGCCAAGGGAGCAAAGCACCCGTGGCACCTGATACACACGGACAGCAGCACGAGGGTATATGGCTGGGTAGACGACGGTACTTTTAGTTAGAGGGAGGTGCGGATATGGCAGAGGAAACCGAGAAAACCAGTATCAAGCAGCTATTTCAGGGAATGGTCGGGAACGGGGCGGAGGTTTTGCAGGGGATTGTGAAGTCCACAAGCCCGCTGAAAATCCAAATCGTCAACGACGAAAAGCTGATTATCGGGCAGAACATTACCATTGTGCCTTGGCACTTGACAGACTACAGCACGGAGGTAACGGTACACTGGCGGACGGAGAGCGAGAGCGGCGGCAGCGGCGACGCATCTTTCGCCTCCCACAGCCACGCCATCGAGGGGCGCAAGGCCATCACGGTACACAACGCGCTCAAGGTGGGGGAGAAAGTACACGTTTTGGCTTTCAACAAGGGGAAGCAATACTTCGTGCTGGATAGGGTGAGCTGATATGCCGGACACGTTTATCCCCATCCCGGTCGAGACCGTCAAGGAGGCGGAGGAGAAGCCCAGCCGCACCTACAGGCTCGACCTCGACAACGGGAGGATTGTTGGAAAGGTGGACGGACTGACGGCGGTAAACCAAGCGATCAGAAAGGCCATCATCACGCCGCGATTCAAGTGCCTCATTTACGACCACCAGTACGGGAGCGAGATTGAGGACGCGATTATAGCAAAGGACGCAACACGGGACTACATCGAGGCCGCTACGGAGGGCTTTGTGAAAGACGCGCTCGCGCCAGATACGCGCATTTTGTCCGTCTACGACTTCAAGATTGAATTCGAGGAGGACTGTGCGCGTATTTCTTTTCGGGCGGACACGATTTTTGGAGAAACAGAGGTAGAGGAGGTGATTTAGAGTGTTTGAGGACTACACATACGAGCGGCTGTTAGAGGACGTGCTGAACAACGCGCCGGAGGGAATTGACACCCGGCAGGGCAGCATCTTCTATGACGCAGTTTCGGGTGTGTTGATAAAGGTCGCAAAGCTCTACACCGACCTCGACCTCGTGGTGGAGCTTTCGAGGCTTACGACCACCACGGGAGACGCGCTGGACGCAAAGGCCGGAGAGTACGGCATCACGCGGCTGGCGGCGACGCGGGCCAAATACCGCGCAGAGTTCGAGGGCGTTACCCCGGAGCCGGGCGAACGCTTCTACTACGACGGGGCCTACTTCGTACTCCGGCAGGAGGCGGAGACGGGCCTCCTCTATTTTGAGGCGGAGGCCGCCGGGGAGGACGGCAACGACATCTACGAGGGCACCCCAGCGGTGCCAGTGAACAACATCGAGGGTCTGATTTCGGCCACGTTCGGGGCCATCTACGAGAACGGCAGCGACGACGAGGACGACGAAAGCCTCCGCAACCGCGTGATTGAGAAGATTGCAGGCCCGGCAGAGAACGGGAACAAGCAGCACTACAAGACATGGTGCGAGAGCATCGACGGCGTAGGCCGGGCGAGGATTTTCCCGCTATGGCTGGGCGAGAACACAGTCAAGGCGGTGCTGATTGACACGACGGGAAAGCCGTGCAGCGAGGCAAAGGTGCTGGAAGTGCAGAACTATATCGACCCGGCGGACAAGGGCATGACGGCCACGGTGGACGGCAAGACCTACACCATCGGGGACGGCCTCGGGAACGGGGTGGCGAACATTGGGGCGCACTTCACGGCGGTAGGCGCGACCGCGCTGGAAATCGAGGTCACGTTCGGCGCGGAGTTGGCGAGCGGGGCCACACAGGAGACCGTACAGCAGGACGCGACGGAGGCCATCGAGAGATACCTCCGGGAACTGGTGCTGGGGGCGGACGACGAGGCGGTGATAACCGTGCGGGTGTCGGCCATCGGCGCGATTTTAAGCGGGCTGAAAAGCCTTGTGGACTACACCGACTTGAAGCTCAACGGCGGTACGCAGAACATCATCCCCGGAGAGGACGATGTGCCCGTCCTCGGGGAGGTGAGGATTGAGTGAAGCTGTACGAGAAGTATTACAAGAACAACTTTGAGGAGCTAATCACCTACTATCCCCGATACTACAGGGAAGTTTTCGAGATGGTGGAAATTCTCAAGGCGTTTGGCCGGGTGGCCGACGGCTTGGAGGCCAACATCGAGCAGACGTACCTCAACAACTTTATCCTCACGGCGGACGCGGAGACGATCAGAGTGTGGGAGGAGATACTGGAAATCACCTACACGAGGCCGCTCACGCTCGACCAGAGGAAGCGCGTCGTCATTGCGCGGCTCGCGGGGTACGGCCACATCGGGGAGCCGGAGATACGGGGCATCATCGCAAACTACACGGAAAGGGCCGTTGCGGTGGACTTCCAGCGGGGCGTGGTGTTCATCACGATTGAGGGAGAGGTCTTTGACGAGATGAACCTATGGGACACGCTGCTGCGTCGCATACCCGCGCACCTCGCGCTGAATATGAAAGTCCACATTCAGAGGACGTTCCGGCAGCGGATAGATTTCCACTTCGGCGGGGCGACGGGCGCGCACTACACGCTCGCGCCCGTAGGCGAGGACAGGGTGAGCCGGAGAAAGCTCTACGTCGGCTTTGGCGGGAGAGCGATTTCAGAGTTCGAGACCGCGCCTGTGGGCGAGGACAGAACCAGCAGGATGGCCCTCACCGTCGGTTACGGCGGGAGAACCATCTCAGAGTTCGACACCGCCCCGGTCGGGGAGGACAGAACGGGCAGGACAGACCTCTCCGTGGCCTACGGTGGGCTTTTGAAGCCGGGGGTAGACGGATTACCGCCAGACCCCAAAAGGGCCTCCACGGGCCGCACAGAGGGCGCGGGCGGTATGTACTGCCACACGCATACCAAATCCAAACTTATAGAATAGGAGGAAACAGAGGATGGCTATTTTTGAGGACGGCAGCTACAGCAGCGCGCCGGGCATTGCGCTACTCGGAAAGGTCATGGCAGGAAGATGCCAGATGCACTACACGAGGGCGGCAGTCGGCAAGGGCACCATCCCCGAGGGCGAGACCCCGAAAACCATGCGGGAGCCTGCGGGGTATGTGATGGACGCGAAAATTTCCGCCGTCACGAACCCGGTGGACGGCGAGTGTCAGGTCACGGTGCAGATCAACAGCTCCGAAGTGGAAACGGGCTTTTACGCCACGGGGATTCTGCTTTACGCAGCAGACCCGGACGAGGGTGAGGTGCCGTACACGTACCTTGTGTTGGAGAACGGGCCGGAGTGGATTCGCCCGGCCAGCTCCGCCGTAGGCAAGCTGGCGACATTCGACCTGATTGCGGCGGTGGGAGACGTGGACAACGTGACGGCGACCATCGACCCGGATTCCATTGTGACGCGGGCGGTAGTAGAGCAGCTTATCGCTGGGGCCACCGTCAAGCGGGAAATCACAATCCCGGCCACGGGCTGGGACGTAGGCGCGGAGGAGGGAGCCGAGGGCAGTTTCTACTTGGACATTCCGCAGGGGGACGTGACGGAGGAGATGGTTCCGTCCGTGAGCGTGTTCCCGGCGGACATGGAGACGGCCAAGGCGTGCGGCCTCTGCACGGCGGCAAGGACGATGGAGGGGAAAATCAGGCTTTACGCCGAAAAAGCCCCGACAGCGGAAATGCAGGCCTGCCTACTGCTGCTGAATGCCTCGAACGGGGCGGCGGGCGGAGGCGGCTCCACCGGGGGCGACGGCTACGTACTCCCGGCGGCCACGACGACCCGGCTGGGCGGCGTGAAGATTGGAGAGGGGCTTTCCGTTTCGGCGGACGGCACGCTCTCGGTAGACGGCGATTCGGTCATTGAGGACATCGCCGCGACGGACAGTGAAGTGGAAGAAGCACTGGACGAAATCTATGGTGCGGAGGGCACCGACTAACTCGTGTTTTGCGCGGTTAAGCCACCGCGTTAAACAATATAAATTTTATTTTTCAAGGAGGAAAAAACTATGGCTTACAACAAGGAAAAACTCACCAAACTCGAGGCCCTGAAGGAACTGGCACAGCAGTCCGAGCAGAAGTACGCGACCAAGGAGAGCGTCAGCGCCCTTTCCGGCCGCGTGGACACTCTGGAAAGCGCGGGCGGCCAGCCCAACGTCATTGAGACCGTAAAGGTCAACGGCGTGGCGCAGGAGGTCAGCGAAAAGGCCGTGGACATCACTGTTCCCACTAAGGTCTCCGAGCTGAACAACGACAGCGCATTCCAGACCAACAGCGAGGTCGCGCAGGCCATCCAGACCGCCATCGCCAAGACCGGGCACGCCTCTTTCAAGAAAGTGGACGCTGTGCCCGAGGCGGAGACCGCCAAGGACAACGTGATGTACCTCGTGATGAACAGCAAGACCAAGCACTACGACATCTACGCCAAGGTGGAGAACGAGGTCGTGCTGCTGGACGACACCACCGTTGACCTCACCAACTACGTCGAAAAGGAGGAGGGCAAGGGCCTTTCCACCAACGACTACACCACCGAGGACAAGGAGAAGCTGGCGGGCCTGAACAACTACACCCACCCCAGCTACACCCAGCAGGCCAGCGGCCTCTACAAGGTGACTGTGAACGCTACCGGCCACGTGAGCGCGGTTGAGGCCGTCACCAAGGAGGACATCACTGGCCTCGGCATTCCCGCGCAGGACACCACCTACGCCCCCGCCACCAGCGAGGCCAACGGCCTGATGTCCAAGGAGGACAAGGCCAAGCTGGACGGCATGGAGGTCGCCACCCTCGAGGAAGTTCAGGAGATGCTGAACGAGGTCTTTGCGACCGAGCAGGCCTAACCCAACAAGGAAAAGGAGCGAGACAGGGCGGGAGCAATCCCGCCCTGTTATTTTTTCCGATGATGGGAGGGTGTCACGCATGAGCAAAATCACAGTATTTGAACACTTGAAAGCCTGTGCGGAGGAGGCGAGGGACTACGCGGGCGGCCTTGTGGCGAAGCTGGCAAAGACGGCGACCGAGGCAATCGAGGAGCTGGAACAGGCCAAGGCAGACAAGGCGCAGAGCGTGGCGATCACCATTCCGGCCACGGGCTGGGCGAGCGACAGCGGCGGGGACTACCCTCATTACTACGACATTGCGGCGGAGGGAGTAACCGCGAACGACCGGGCGGCAATCACGATTGCGCCGGGCAGCCTCGGCACAGCAAAGACCTGCGGGCTGTGCGCGACCAACGAGACGATGGCAGGGAAAATTCGAGTTCGTGCAATCCAAGTTCCGGCGGAGGCAATTTCGGCGGAGTTTTGGATTGAGGACGGAAAGGAGTAAGGCATGGCGTATGGAGCAGTAAACGTCCCGGGCGTTACCGGGGCGGAGCTGGAAGCCGTGAGGAAGATTGCGCAGGCGGCCAAAGAGACCGCAGAGGCAGCGCAGGAAGCCATTACGGAAATGACGACCAAAATCAGCGCAGTTCCCTCGCAGGGCGGCGTGCTGACCTATAACGGGCAGGCGCAGTCCCCGAGCTGGAACAACTACGACCCGAACGCGCTGGAAATCGGCGGGACGCAGAGCGCGACCGACGCGGGCACCTATCAGGTGACATTCACCCCGAAAGAGGGGTACAAGTGGGAGGACGACACCACCGGGGCAAAGACCGTGAACTGGACGATTGGGAGGGCGAACATCGCCACCCCGTCGCAGAGCGGCAGCCTGACCTACACGGGCAGCGCGCAGTCCCCCACATGGGCCAACTATGACAGCGGGAAGATGACGCTGGGGGGCACCAACTCGGGCACCAATGCGGGCAGCTACACGGCCACATTCACGCCGGGCAAGAACTACCAGTGGAGCGACGGCACCACCACGGCCAAGAGCATCACGTGGAAAATCAACAAGGCGGCGGGCAGCCTGACGCTGAACAAGAGCAGCCTCACCTTGAGCGGCGGCACCGCCACCGGGACGGTCACGGCCACCCGGAGCGGCGACGGCGTGATTTCGGCCAGCTCCAACAAGACGGACGTAGCGACCGTGAGTGTGAGCGGGACGACCATCACCATCACGGCCAAGGGCAGCGGCACGGCGACCATTACGGTCAAGTGCGCGGAGGGCACCAACCACACGGCCCCGGCCAACAAGACCGTCAGCGTGACGGTGAAGATGGCAAGCCCGTCCCTCGAGGACAACGACCCGGCCACCATCAAGGAGGCCGCCCAGTCCGGGCAGGCGGCGAACCTTTGGAGCGCGGGCGACAAGATGCCTATCGCAGTAAACGGTAAGGTGGGGTCGCTGACGATCAATGGCACCTACTACGCCTTTATCCTCGGATTCAACCACAACAGCAGCGTGGAGGGCGGCAACAGCATCCACTTCCAGTTCGGCAAGGACGCGAGCGGCAAGGACATTGCCTTTGTGGACGCAGGGTACAACGAGTATTACAGCAACAACGCGAACGCCCGATTTGTTATGAACACCAGTAATACCAACTCCGGCGGCTGGGAGAGCAGCTATATGCGCAAGACCATTTGCCCGGCATTCCTCGCGGCGCTCCCGGCGGACTGGCAGAACGTGATTGTGGCCTGCACCAAGTACAGCGACAACCGGGGCGGTGGCAGCAACACAGCCAGCTACGTCACGGCGACGCAGGACAAAATCTGGCTGCTTTCGGAGTTCGAGGTACACGGCTCGCGTAGCTACGCGAACAGCGCGGAGCAGAACTACCAGAAACAGTACGACTACTACAAGAACGGCAACAGCAAGGTGAAGTACAAGCACAACGCGACCGGCACCGCCTGCTATTGGTGGCTCCGCTCCGTCGATGCGACGTACGGCTACTACTTCTGCTATGTGTACACGGACGGCGGCGCGGGCTACCGCAGCGCGTACTGGTCGCTTGGCTTCGCGCCGGGCTTTAAGGTTGCCTAATCCAAAATCAGGGAGGCAAGTGAAGCGGTGGGGGCGAAAGCCCCCGCCAGCGGAACGACAGGAACGCACAGAGCGAGAGGAGGGAGTGAGAAATGTCGGTTTACAAATCCCGGAGGAAAGACGCTGCGGCGCAGTTCATCGCGGACGCGAGGGAGCTGCGCAAGTACACCGTGCGGGTGACGCGGAAGTTCCCCAAGAGCTACCGCGACATCACGAACGGGCTGCTGGAACTGGCGAGGGAGATATACCTCAACGCACTCAAGGGGAACGCGATCTACCTGCATAAGGACATGAGCGAACACGACTACGAGCTGCGGCACCGCTACCTGATGATAGCTTGCAGCAGCGCGGACGCGATTTGCGGAGAGATTACGTTCTGCTACGAGATGGTGGACGCGGGGAACAACTTCTTTGCGGGAAAGGCGGAGTACGAAAAGGCGTTCCAAGCGTGGACGACGCTGGCAAACAACGCGCTCTCCCGGCTCCGGGCGGTCTTGGAGAGTGACAAAAAGCGTTGGAACGGCTACCGACGCAAGGCGGAGGAGGCCGGGAAAGCGTAACTTTTTGTAGGGCAAGTCCTGACGGCACCGCCTGCAATTGGTGGCTCCGCTCCGTCAATGCGACGAACAGCAACAACTTCTGCAATGTGAACACGGACGGCAGCGCGAACAACAACAACGCGAACTGGTCGAATGGCTTCGCGCCGGGATTTAAGGACAGACTGGGGCCAGAACAAGTAGCGAAATGCGAAGCCGCGCCCCAAAACTTAAAGGAGGACTTGACCCTTGGAGACTGGCCCCGGAGATGGGGCTTCAATCCTAAACTTACCACACGATACGGAGGCCCGGACGCTTCTTGCATGGCTGGGGATTTTGACGGGAGTGCCCCGGTTACATGAGCAGCCGTTACGCAGCTACGAGAAAACCGTCATGGCTGGCGGGAGAGGTGCGGGGGAGTGATGCACTCCGCAAACCACCCGCAGGGCCATGTCGCTGTACGTGTGGGAGACTGCATCTTGGCGGCACAGGAGGCAAGAGAAAATTGAACAGCAGCGAAAGGCGCGAGGCGAGATACCAACGGCGGAAAGCGCGGAGGCAGCAGAAAGCGCAGGAGGCCGGAGGCGCGAGCTTCGACGAGGTGATGTCGTTCGGGAACCTCTGCAAGGCGGGCAAGGCCTGCTGCAACGGCGCGAGGTGGAAAACGTCAACGATAAACTTCGAGACGAACCTGCTGGCAGAAAGCCTCAAGACCTATGAGACACTACAGAACGGCACGAGGAAGTTCCGGGGCTTTCAGAGCTTCACGACCATTGAACACGGGAAAGAACGGAACATCGACGCGCTCCCGATACAGGAGAGGGCGATTCAGAAGTGCCTATGCAGCAACCTTTTGACGCGGGCATATTCGCGCAGCTTCATCTACGACAACGGCGCGAGCCTTGCGGACAAGGGTATGGACTTCCAGCTAAAGCGGCTCAAGAAGCATCTTCAAGACCACCACAGGAAGTTCGGGACAGAGGGTGGGATTTACCAATTCGACTTCAAGGGGTATTTTGCGAGCTTGCCCCACGACGAGATAAAGCGCAGGGCGAGGGCGAAAATCATGGACGACCGCCTCTACGACCTATTCTGCCAATTTGTGGACGATTTTCAGAGGATGAAAACGGCGGACAAGACGGCGGAGCGCAAGCGCGGCGTGGGGCTGGGGAGCGAGATAAGCCAGATTATCGCGCTGGACTACGCAAGCCCGATAGACCATTACGTGAAAGACGTGCGCGGCATACACGGGTACGGACGGTACATGGACGACGGGTACGCGATCAGCAACTCACTCGAGGAGCTGCGGGACATCGACCGATGCCTGCACAAGATGGCGGAGGAGATGGGGATAGCACTCAGCGAGAAGAAATGCAGGATTACCCCGTTCCGGCACCACAGCTTCAAATTCCTCAAGATACGGATAACGCTCGGGGAGGGAGGCAAGGTGACGATGAAGTTGAACAGGAGCAGTATCAAGGCCATGCGCCGGAAGATGAAAGTTTTTCGGAAGTGGCTGGACGAGGGCAAACTCTCGGCGGAGGACATTTTTCAGTCCTACCAGTCGTGGAGGGCGCACGCGCTGCGGTGCAACAGCTATGACACGCTGCGGACGATGGACGAGAGATTTGTCCGACTGTTTGAGGCGGAGCTGATGGCGCGGAGAAAGAAGTTCAAATGCACCATGAAAGCGACCAAGACGGAGGCGGGCTGGATTTACAGGAGGCACGGCTCGGTCAGAGAGGAGGAAGCAGCGGCATGAATTACGTGACACACCACAGGTACAAGGAGCTGGCCCTATGCGGGGAGCGGCTGAACATCCCATACGGGACGGAGCTGCACACGGAGGGGTATTCCATTGTGATGCCGGACGGGAGGGCAATCTGCTACAGCACCAGCGAAAACGCGAAAAAGCACTTCGCCCGGAACGACGACGGGCGGGGCCTCGAGCGTGGGGCCTTGACCTTCGCCATCGCCTACAGCAACCGGGAGCGGTACAGCGCGGAGGGGCGGCGGCAGCGTTTCAGCGACGAGGAGATTGAGATGCTGGAAAGGGATTGGAGCCACTTCCTGCGGCAGGACGTGGAGGTAATTCTGTTCAATGAGGACTTCTTTGCGGCGGAGCCGGAGGAACTGCAAAAGCTCGCGGACGCATTGAAAATCAAGGTTAGGAGGTAAGAGACGATGTACGCAATCATCAGCGGCGGGGTGCTGCTTGCGCTTTGCGACAAGCCGCGCTACGTCAGGAAGAATGAGGCCAGCGGCGCATACGTCGAGGCAGAGGAAGCGCAGGCGGAGGGCATTTCCGTAAACGGCGACCTCTACAACATCGGCGGCGGGAGCGCAATCCCGGACGCGCCGCAGGCCGTCATTACGGAGGGCGAGGTCTCCGAGTACGTTTTCCGCAACCGGGCAAGGATTGCAGAGAACGAGGAGAACACCAACACCGCCATTGTAGAAATCGAGGAGGCACTGTGCGAGCTGGACACGGCCTCGACAGAGAACGCGACGGCGGTTGAGGACGCGCTGTGTGAGCTGGACGAGATGATTATGGCAATGAGCGGAGGTGAAAACTGATGAACGAAATTTGGGCGAACAGACTGGTGGCCGGAACAAAGACTTGGGCGGAGATGCCCGCTGCCCGCCAGAGCGGGGTGAAGCAGGTACTCGCGGGCCGCGTCGCTGACGGCGAAATCACCGCAGAGCAGTACGCGGAGATCACCGGGGAGGAGTACGCAGAATGACGGCGGCGGAGCTTGTGGCGAGGCTGACAGGCCTCGTCAAGGAGCAGGCCGACATCATTCAGGCGCAGGCGGACGCGCTTGCGCAGCTCGGGGCCGTGGCCGACATCGAGAAAAAGATGGAGGCGGTGGCAGCCGAAAGGGAGAAGCTAATCGGAGAGTGACGGAGCGGGGGCGCAGGCGCGCCCCCGTTTCTTTTTCCGAAAGGCGGAAATTTACGGAGGTCTATTGAATGGCAGATGAAAAGTGCATTTTAGACCCGTACCGGGACTGTCTTGGGCTTGAGAAAGCCCGCCAGCTCGAGAAAATTATCGACCGACATCTAAACGAATCCGACAGGACACACCAAGACCTGCTGAAACGGTTGGAGCTGCTTGAAAAGGGAGATGCCAAGCGCGAGGAGCGGGACGAACACATCATGGAGAAGTTGGATGGCCTCGGGGATAAAATCGACGGATTCAGTT